CTTTTTTCGTCTGCATAAATCAGTTCATATGCTTTGCCGTAAATGCTCATATTCTTTACGATTTCACTGTCCACACTCGGCATATCCTGTTCCAAATATTCGTTTTTGATTGCCTCAATATCGTATTCGTCCGACACCGCATATGTTACGGGATTGCCGACAAGATAACTCTGTGTCATATCCGTTATGTACTTTGCGTGATTACACATTATGCGGTTGTTTGCCACGTTTTTACCTCTTTTTCTGCGGCTTAAAATGCGGTGATCGCCCATATAGTAATCGTGCAATAATCGGTATCTCTGTCGCTCTCGCTCGTGCCGTTCAATCAATTTTGTTATGATAAACGGTGTCACACCACCTGCGACTATATCTTCATCAATTATCATATTCCGTACTCCTCTCTTGAATAGATTTTAGCTTTCTTATCCTTGCGCCAACTCTCAACGCCGTATCTCAGTGCCGCCATTGCGTCATCAAATACATTGACAGGTTCGTCCGTATATTCGCCCGACTTTTCATCAACTCGCCAACGCCATTGCTGTATCTCTTTGATTACATTCACGCAAGACGGGTGAATATGTATCTTTCTGCCTTTTAACCAGTCAATCTGCGATTGTATGCTGTTCGGATTTTTAACAACTGCCCTTGCTCGATAGCCTGCCTTTCGCCACATTTTTATACGGTCCGGCTCTGCACTGTCGCACCACATTGCAAGACTTTTACTGAACTTACCGTCAGCCTTAGTGATAATTTCGGTCGTATCCATTTCGTGTACATACAGTTCATTGCAAACGTAAATATCGCCGTCCTTATAACCTAACGTTAATATAGCATTTGCGTGATTAAATCCGAAGTCCTGTCCTATTGCCATAGCGTCAAAACGGCTCATATCTGTATCAAATTCTTCAATGCGATAGTTTGAGAATATCAATCCGCCTGTTTCGCCCCACTCGCCTAAACCGTAAATTCTGTAACCCTCAGGGTCAACCTCTTTACGACGTAGCATACGTTGTCTGTATGCCTCGTCACAAAATCGGTTTGTTAAATATGTGCTTTGGTGCGTTAAGACGTTATCGTCCTGTATGTCGAAAAACACTTTCTTTATCCAGTGACTTGATGATACGGGATTGAATGTCAGCTTAATCTGATAAAAAAGACCGTCGGGGAGTTCACCTCTCAAACGGTCATCTATAATTTCAAAATCCTGTTGTACAAGTTCCGTAGCCTCTTCAATCCATACGTCCGTTAATTTTCCGTTTGCAAATGTGATTGATTTCAGTTTTTCACGTTGCTTGTTATCGTTGACACCGCGAAATATAATCTTGTTGCCGTTTATACAGGTGAACGACAACGGACTTTGCGTAACTCTCCACGCTCTGCCAACGCCCATACGGTTTATGGCACTTTCAAGCTCCGCAAAAGTGCTGTCGCGGTTTGTTATGTCGGACTTTCTCACACATACAAGATTACGTCCTTTGTCACGCATTAAACGAAGTATGTACAGTTGTGCAGTATCAACACTCTTGCCACTTCCGGCACTGCCTTTCATTACAACATAACGCTTTTTACATTGATGTACAGGTTTGAATATCGGATTGAACGGTACTGTTATGTTGTTCATTCGTCCTCACCACCGTAATCAATCTTAATGCTGTAGTCCATATCACCGTCAACATTCAGCTTTTCTGTAAACAATGCGTAGTATTTACCCAACATTTCCGCCGCTTTGTTTACGTCCGACACCTTTGTCGGTATTTCAACACATATCGGTTGCTCCGCCTCGTCAGTGACTTTCTTGCCATTGTCGTCATAGTGTGATTTTCGTGCTTTGCACGTCACTACAACCGTTTCGGGTTTCTCACGTCGCATAACAGCCGTAAGCGTTTTCAATACCTCGTCCTGCTTGGCAATAAGAGCGTCCTCTTTCTCTTTCAGCCGCTTTTGTATGTATTCTTGAATTTCAGGTTTCTTCAAGTTCTCATTTCCAATCGAATACGCCGTCTTTTCCGAATATCCCGCTCTTAACGCCGCCTGCGTTGCATTCAAATCAATCAAATATTCCTCACAAAACAATTTCTGTTTCTCCGTCACTCTTATCACCTCCTGTTTTATCCCATAAGAAAAACACACCCGATTAGGTGTGTTTTGAAATTTCTATTTTCTATCTCTCACTTCTATGTAATATCTTTTAACTTTATCATTACATTCTACCGTTTGAAATTGTCGCTCCTTAAGTATATCGTCTATGCACATTAAAGCTATTTTACATTGCTTACATGTTCGTAAATTTTTATCTTTTGCTTTTGAATCTCTAAAATAGCAAATTATAACAATAATATAAACTAAATACAAAAATCCTATCATAAAAATCATATCCGGCACACTGCCATTTAATACCACATTCTTCGTAGTTACCAATATTGATATTACCGAAAAAACTAGAATTAAGATTGAGTTTACCATATCTACGGCATATTTCAATCTATCTGTCGAGTCAAAAGGATTTTTATGCTCATTTTCATACATTTTTATTTCTAGCCTATACTTTTCATTCAAAAGTTCTTCTTCGGTCTTGTTCTTATAAATATTCATCATTTCGGCTCTAAAAAGATTAGTTTCTTCATCATCTTCGGTTATATCTTTTATCAAATTTCCTTCTTCTTTTTTTGACATATATCATCACCTCGTATGATATATACCCATAATATTACAACTTCAAACATTTTTTGATAATTTTTTAATATCTCCTCTCCCACCAATTACACGAGATATTCACCCATCATCTCACGATGATACACCGCTTATGTTACTTGTTCTACTATACACTATATCACAGGTGCAATAGGACATTCTATGACATCTTTGATTAAGTTCAATGCTTTTCCATGCAATCTACACACTTGTTTATAGCTATAATGTATCCTACAAGCAATCATTTCCCACGTTTGAAAATTGAGATAACGCAGAATTAATATAGTTCGAAGTGTTGCGTCGTCGAGTTTATTCACGTTTTCCAAAATCTCTTTTTTAATCTCGTACAGTCTGTCAATGCGTTTATCTATCAATTCGGAATAAGCGGCATAGCTTACGAACTTATTTTCCGAAGTATTCACGTTTGACGTCTGCACCTTTTCACTGCCAGAATTGGCCACAGTGCTTGTTGCGTTTGTCAACGCTCGCTCCTGCTCCGAAATCAGTGCGTTAATCTCCTCGTCCATATTCCTTGCTCTCGAAAGCCATTCTTTACATTCTTTAATCGTCAAATCAATTCCCCCTTATACTCCGTATTTTTCTTTCAAACTTTCAAGCAATTCGTCTTGTACCTCACGTTTCCCCTGCAAGCTGTCAAGCACACGTTTATCGACAGTTCCGTCGGTCACAAGGTGATGAATTATCACAGAGTTTTTCTGTCCCTGTCTATACAATCTCGCATTTGCCTGCTGATACAGTTCCAAGCTCCACGTCAGACCGAACCAAACTATTATATTACCGCCTGTTTGAAGATTAAGTCCATGTCCCGCACCTGCGGGGTGAGCCAGTAAAAGCGGTATTTTTCCGTCATTCCAATCCCTTATATCATCGGCGCTTTCAAGCTTTTTTGCACCCTTAAACTTTGTAAGTATTCTCTCGCAGTCATGGCGATAACTGTAA